CATGTAAGAACCATAGGGAGAAATGCTCCAGGTCAGTCCGCCGCCCGGTGAGTAGTTGGTCACGCCCGTGGTCACCTGTACACCTGATCCATTGGAACTCCAGGTGTTTTTGACGCCCGAAGTGGCATTGCTGGCCGACCAGTTGGCGATGGTGCCATCCTCGAAACCAAAGTTGGCATCTTGTGCCCAGGCCAGGCTCTTGAACGCCAGCAGGAATATCAGCAGTAACAGGACGGCTATCTGTTGTCGCAGTGTCATCGGTTCCACTGCCTTATGGTTATCTTGGTAGATCCATCACCAGTGACCCTGGTGTGTAGGTCGTTGTCGTTGATGGATATGCTGTAAGTGACATTGTCTTGTAGTTCGCCTGACCGCACAGAGATGGTGTTGCCTTTTTCAGGATCGTGGCGCCAGTAATAGTTGCGACCTTTTTCGTTGCCGCACTCATTGAAAGGATAGCAGTCGTCATCTTTGCTGGGTTCGTTGCTTTTGTTTTCAGTCGTGGCGTTTACCAATAACTCTGTGGAGGACTCGTCAGATTTTGTTTGCTGGTCTCGAGCCGATTTCTTATCTTCATCCTCTCGGGCTTTTTCTCGCTCGCGATCTTTTTCTTTGAGTTGTTCATCGATACCATCGGGCTTGACCAAGTTCATGTCGTTGTTGATCAAGGCTATGTCAGGAATGACCGCCACCGGAGGTAGTGGCGCGGCATCTGCGGAAGCCACATATGTGGCCGTGAACGCTTGGTTTAGGCTCACCATGCCTGCGGCCGTTTCCACATCGATCTGGCCCACTGTACAGTTGTCAGCGATGCGATAGTTGTTGGTGTTACGAGGATCTTCACAGCTGGGCAACAAAACGACCACGGAGCGTCCTGCTTCATCCACGGTCATAGAGAAATCAGTGCCTCGCACGGCGATGGTGGCTGTGGGTGTCTTGAGATTTACTGCCTGGCGATTGGTCTTGGCTATCTGGCCCGAAGTGTATTTCACTGTGCCCAGGGCCACTTTCATGGCCAGTTTGCCAGCGTCACTGGCCTTAGGGTCAAACACGAAATCGTCGATGACCAATCGACTGTTGGCTGTTATCTTTACCCGGGTGTTGTCTTGGAAAGTCAATCCGGCTTCAGTGGCCGATCCCACTACTACTAGATCGTTGCTTTCGATGCCGGATTGTTTTGTTATCTGTGATGTAGCAGAACCGCGTTTGACGCTGGCGTTGGCACCTTTGAGTTCAGTTACCGAGCCTATCGAAGCCCATGAACTCACAGATGCCAACAGTAATAACGAGCATATCCAACGCATCAGTTTCCAGTGATCACTGTCACTGTGTTCGAGTTACCGTTGGTGTTGATGCTGACGGTAGTATCAATGCTTCCCGACTGTGTGACGGAATGCGTGTTTGAAGTTCCTGTGACTGAGGCTGTCAATGTATGGCCACCACCTGCTGATGTGCCCGACATTGTATGTGTGAACTGGTTGCTGTCGCCCAGGATGGTGATCGAGGCTGAACTGTTGTCAGTCTGGATGTCCTGAGATACTGTGTTGCTGTTGCCAGTGATGCTAAGGCTGTTGGTGATGGCAGAACCTTTGATGGTCTGTGTCACTGTGTTGCTGTCGCCTTGTATAGTTGTAGTGCTTGTCACTCCTGTACATGCAGTAGTTCCGTCACCGCAGGTCATGGTGATGGCGTTGGTGTCGCCGGTCACGGACTTGGTGATGGTGTTGCCAGAACCTGTGACAGCATAAGCCAGCGTGTTTGAATCGCCGGTTTGTGTCACGGTCATTGAGTTGTTGCTGCCAGTGATGGTAGCGTCAACGCTGGAAGTACCCACAGAGTTGAGCGTACCAACTTGTGTTATGCTGATGGTGTTACTGCCACCGACCTGCTCGATATACACTGAGTTTCCTGCATGGGCCACGGTGAATGACATCGCCACCGCTAAACCTATCAGTGTTCTTTTAAACATGCTTTATCAGAGGCGTTAAACCTCCGCTCCTTCATTTTATGTTCAATCGTCTAAACGACTGAATCTGCTTTTATGTACCCAACCGGTATTGCCGCTATATTCGACGAATACCCAGTCTCGTTTCTTTTCTAGGACCACGACACGCGACCCGGGTTCAAGTCTTGTTGTCTTTTCACTGTCCATGCTAGGCTGGCTCCGCAGGTTGGACCAATCTTTGATCTCACCTGTTTTTTTGACGGCTTCAGTGGGTCGTTGAGGTACTACTGGTTCAGGCTGGGGTGAGGGCGGAGTTTCTTTTTCAATTTTCTTTTCTGTTGCTGGAGAAGACGCAGGAGCGGGTGCTACTTTGACTTCTTCTTTTTTTGGTTCAACTTTGGGTGTTTCTGTCAATGGTGTAGCCACGACCACTGGTTTACGATACTGCCAATGTCCTTTTTTCTCGCCTTGCTTGATCATCTCAATCACGGCGGCGTGGATGGCTAGTTGTACTGCGCTGTTCATGCTTTCGTTGCTGGCGGCGCCAGTTTCGAGTTCCAGTGCTTTAGTGCCAAGATCATAGAAGCGTAGCACGCCCATCTTGTCTTGGAACGATACCACGGTCTTCTTGATTGTGACTGCTGTGAGCACTTCGCCGCTGGCCACAGAAACAGCACGGAGGCTGACCACGATCTCGTCTTGGCGATATTCTGTGGAAGCACCGATGCCCAAGAGTCTGGCACCCGAACCACCGCTGATGACATTGCTGTCATAGCCCACGATACCACCTTCAAGTATCAGGCCTGCGAACACCATGGGAGGCAATGCCTGTGCATCTTTGCCCTGGTAGAGTTCGCGCATCTGGCGTATGAGCTGGCGTTCCTTGACGATGTTGTCTAGGCCACCACGCTCGACTACTTTAAACCAACTGCCGTTGCCCACTTCCTGTAGGCTACGGATGAGATAGTTGTCAGCCCCTTGGGTCACAGCCGAACTCAATGATGCCAGTGTCTGGCTGGCCTTGCGCTGACCTGTCAAGTCACGGAAACTGTAGACGGCTACAGTGACGGCTCCACCTTGTGGTGGCAACAGTTGCTCTTGATTTAATAACTTAGGCTGTATAGCTTCGGGTTGGTCAATGGTGCGGATCTCTTTGGAGATTGTAGAACAACCTGCCAACATGGAAACCACAGCGAGTGCTAGTAAGGTCTTCTTCATGGCGCGATCCATCCAAAGTCACCGATGGGCACAGACACGGTAGTGACATTACCCTGGCTGTCTGTGATGGTCATGGTGATGGTCTGTCCATCACTGGTATAACTGATAGAGCCGCCATTGAAACTGAAAGAACCATTGACTTGTGTGCCTTGGCCTTCGAATAGTTTTTCTGTGATCTGGCGAGCGAGCTCGTTGTAGACGCGGCTTTCCAAGTTGGCAATGAATCGTGCCATAGTGGTGTTTTTGGCGTCTTGCTCGGCTTTCAAGTCAGCGGCTTTCTTCTCGGCTGCGATAGCGAGTTTGCGGCTGAGTTCTTGATTATAGATAGTCAGGACATGGCTCGAGTAGCCGATGCCAGAAAATGCGGGTGAGTTAAATTGATGTACTAATTCACTTGCTACTATACTGCTCGATATCACACAGCTCACGACCGCTATTGTAATTTTTTTTGCGATCATTTGTCTGCTCCTAATATTATTTAAGGAGCAGACATTGCTTTATATTATGCTGTTATTTTGTGCGACTCAATATTTCGTCGTAGAAGGAGTCAAGTTCGCCGCCGAACTTGCCATAAAGGTCCGTAGACAGGACACGACACTGATGATAATCTTGTTTTTTGTTGGCTTCAACAAAGCGTTGATGTAGTTGTTTGTCTCGTTCTAATGTCATGAGATCGCCCAACCGAACTTTATCGGCAGTGACCACACAGAATGCTTCCACTAATTGGCCGTCGATCTCAAACGATTCTAGCTCAAGTACAGTGTGTCGTTTAGCGACTTCCTCAGCGACATGTCGATGTAAAATTATCTGCATCAGCGTTCTTTCTTGAGTCCTAGATTTTTATAGACTGTCTGCACCGCCTGTGCTTGATACACGCAGTCAGCCAAGGCATTATGGTGTCCCGCTCTACCTTTGGGTCTAGGGTCACCGTGTACTTTAAACAAGGTACGACTGTCACTGATCTGCCAGAACTGCCAGGGCGTAGGCCACCCATACTGGCGGTATATGTTTTCAAGTATAGCGATGTCAAACACAGGACCTTGCGCCCAGATGTTGTTGACTCCCACAAGGAAACGATTCAACTGCCGATACATTTCTTCCACAGACACCCGATCGTTTTCACCAATGGCTTCTTCGCGCACTGCTTCGTCTTGCTTCATCCACCATTGTAGAGTGTCTTCTTGCACTTCTCGGCCCCGTGCGATCTGTTCATCGGCATCTATGCGCAGATACAGGCCGGGGCCAGGTTCAGCGAGAGTGTAGGGATCAAATTTAACCGCGCCCAGAGTCAATATCACGCAGTCGGGGCGGGTTCCCAGTGTCTCGAGATCTAACATCACATCTGTAGTCATGTTAGAATTATATACTATTATTTCGAATTGGTCAAGACTTTTTGGCTTTCGGCGGCCACTACCCGTTTACGCAGGCTCGAACTGGAAAAACTATGGTCCCGGCCATTGAAGATGATTTCGATGCAGCGATGTTCACATTCATCTCGACCAGTGAAATGTTTACCTTCGTATTCCACACCTAACACCCGCACATCAATTGGAAGTATCAGTAACAAGTCTACTAGATCTTGTTCGGTCTGATAGACCACCACTTCGTCCACATAACGGCAAGCAGCCAATTGGATCTGCCGCTCCACGATGCTTTGTACCGGAGAATTTTTAGTGTCGGGTCGATCGATGGTGGGATCAGTCTGTAAGCCAGCGATGAGGTAATCGCAATGGTTCTTGGCTTCGGCCAACATGGCGATATGCCCGGCATGTAGCATGTCAAAGGTAGAGAAGGTTATGCCGATCCTCTTGCCTTGGGCTTTGAGGTCTTTGATGTGGTTGAATATCACTGATCAGCTTCGAGTTTGACTTGTAAAGGGAAACCGTTGTTACGGGCGAGTAGCGTGACTTCGATGCCTTTTTGTTCAGCGATCTCAAAGGGCAACACCGCTACTACAGCAGATCCGTCACTATGTATCCTTACTGTGACATCGTGCGCCTGATCTTCTTCGTAGTCAAAAATAGATTTCAAGGTCTCGACCACAAACTCCATGGTGGTGCTCTCGTCGTTGATATAAATTACCTTGAACAATGGAGGTTCTTTGACAGAGAGGTCTTCGGCGATCCGGGGTCTCACGATAGTTTCAGTCTTTGTGTCTGGCATGTCATATCCAATATTTAATCGAAATTCAAACAAGGGCGGGGCGACCCGCCCAGGGCATCATTTACTTGTTGAAAGTGATGGCGATTTTTTTAGGCTTCTTCTCCTCGGGAACCACATGCTCGAGTGCTACACTCAAGATACCATTCTTGACTGTGGCGGCACGCACTTCCACATTGTCTGCTAAGGTGAATCTACGCACGAAACTGCGAGCAGAAATACCACGGTGCAGATACTCGGGAGCATCTTCCTGCTTGGCACGCTCACCGGCCACGGTCAGCACACCATCCTTGATTTCAACATCGAGTTCTTCTTCGTTGAAACCAGCCACTGCCACTTCGACCACATAGTGTGCGTCGTCGAGCTTGACAACATTGTAGGGAGGATAGTTGTCGCCTTTGCTGTTAGCAAAGGTGCGATTCAGTTCCTCGAACATACGGTCAAATCCGATCGCATGGCGGTGTAGGGTGGGAAGATCAAAAGTGGAAAAAGCATATTGTGTCATAATATTCTCCTTTATTAAGCAAGTATGACGATTGTAAAATGTAGCCCGACTATCGGCGCTACAAGCATATTTATACAGGTTTATCGGGTAGATGTCAAGACTATTGCAAGTCTTCGTTGGGATCATCGTCCAATTCCTCGCGGGCGAGATTCAACATGATTTGGTATTGTTCCCAGGCGTGTTGCACAGCAGGGTGTGTTTCACGGATGCGTTGGTCAGCACGGTGTTGATCCAAGATCTCGCGATCTTCCAACCAGCCAGTGATCCCATCCCAATTGGTGCCATCGATGGTTATGGTATCTACTGTGTTTATGGTGTAGGCAGGCTGTGCGGCACCATAATTAGACATGTCAAGGGTGACAGTGCTGTCGATGCCAGACAGATCGATGACACAGTCAGAGGATTGTGCTGCCGAATCCGCATCGAAAACAAAAATGTCTCGATCGTCCATTCAGTACAGGCGCTTGGGGATGCTCTCGGAACGCAGTTTTTTCTGCCAACGGTTTTTGGCGGCTGCTTTCTTCTTTTTACGGGTCACATTGGGTTTTTCGTAGGTTTCACGGTCCCGTAGATCCTGCAGTTTTCCGCTTTCCATGATCTTCTTTTTGAACTTGCGGAGGGCTTTTTCTACATTGCCGTCTTGCCCCACGAAAACCGTGGATCCAGTGAGCTTGCGATAAGGGTCTTTGATATATGCCATAGTTGAATTTATTTATCGATATAATAGACTACTTTTTTGATTTTTGCAACTTAATCGGTTAAATCCAAATTTTGTTGATTCTGTATGTAAAACAAAAAATATTCTGTGGCTGACTGTAGTTTTTTGTCTTCGCGGATGAAATTTTTTGGTCCGTAGTAAT